TTTGTCGAACCGAACGATGTACCAGAAATGATGGCTAATTCTCGTGTCGTGGACGAGGGCCGATTTGAAGGTTGTGTCGTCCGTGGTGACGTTGCTCTCGCAAAGGCTTCTGCAAAGCGTATGCAAAGCAGACAAGAGTTCTACGAGAACCGATCTCGGACAATGATGGATAACGTAAATGCTCAGTTGATGCGTCAGTCAAACTCAGCAATGCCGATTCATAACACCTCCAAATCATCTGTAACTAAGGGAAGGACGCCTTCCTTTAATGATTAAGGAGTAACATTATGGCTTTGTCGAAAGCACTTAATGGCTTCGTCCCCTCGCGTCGTCGTGGGTCTGGTGCGAACAGCACCGGTTCCAGCCGTTATCGTGTTGCCAACGCCTTTGGCAGCAACATTTTCTACGGTGACCTCGTTAAGTTGGACGGTGGCTTTATTGAACCGATCACCTCTGCTGGTAGCTACAGCACGGGTGCCTTTCAGGGTTGTGAGTACATTGACCCTGTAACGAAGCAGCCCACCTTCTCGAACTACTATCCGAGTGGTGTCTCTTCGGCTGTTGGTAACGTGACGGCGTTTGTCGTTGACGATCCGGCAGCTACCTACATTGTTCAGGCCGACGCCTCCGTGTCCGTTGGCGACATCAACCTGAACTTTGACGTGACGCTTGGTGCGGGTTCTGCCGTGACCGGTATTTCCGGCTTCGGTATTATCGCAACCAGCCGTCAGGAAACCACTGGCATGGTGCGTGTCCTCGACATCTACAACGAGCCGGGTAACGCCTTCTCGGATGCAAATCCGAAGGTTGAAGTCCGTATCGTTCAGCATGTTGATGCCGATGTATCATCGCATGATGAAGACTAAGGGGAGTAATTAACAATGGCTATTAACCGCAGTAATATCGCAAAGGAACTGCTCCCCGGCCTCAACGCTGTCTTCGGTGTTGAGTATGGTGATGTAAACGACGAGCATGTTCCTCTGTTCGACGTCGAGAACTCGGACCGCAGCTTTGAAGAGGAAGTTCTCTTCACCGGCTTCGGCTCGGCTCCGACCAAGACCGAAGGTTCGGCTGTTCAGTTTGACACTGCACAGGAATCGTACACCGCACGTTACAACCACGAGACTGTCGCTCTCGCCTTCTCAGTCACTGAGGAAGCGATGGAAGACAATCTGTACGACACCTTCTCGAAGGTTCGTGCCCGTGGTCTGGCCCGTGCAATGGCGAACACCAAGCAGGTGAAAGCTGCCGACATCTTCAACAACGGCTTCGCGGCTGGTGACTATGCCATCGGTGACGGTCAGGCGTTCTTCAGCGCCGATCATCCGACCATCGGTGACGGTACCCAGTCCAACCTTGCCGCTGCTTCGGACCTGTCCGAGGCTGCTCTTGAGACCATTCTTACGAACATCCAGCTTATCAAGGATGATCGTGGTATTCTGATCGGCGCGGGTGCGACGTCTCTGCACATCCCCCCGGCCCTCCAGTTCACCGCTGAGAAGATTCTCATGTCGCCGGGTTCGACGAACGGCACGAATAACTATGCCAAGAACGACATCAACGCCATTCGTGCGATGGGTGCTGTTCCGGGCGGTTACTTCGTCAACCGTCGTTTCACCGACACGAACGGCTATTTCATCAAGACTGATGTTCCGAACGGTGCGAAAATGTTCAACCGTACGCCGCTTCAGACGAAGATGGAAGAAGACTTCGACACGGGTAACCTCCGGTTCAAGGCTCGGGAGCGTTATAGCTTCGGTGTCTCTGACTGGCGCGGTTACTTCGGCTCTGCCGGTAGCTAATCGCTACTTGTTAAGCCAATTTTCGTGTGTGATAATCGGGGGAGTCGGGAGACCGTCTCCCCCTTTTATTGGAGAATACAATGGCAACTAACGTAAATTTTGCGTACGTTGATGGCAGTGGTCCCCTTCTACAGCTTGAAAACAACACTACGTTGACGACTAGCCGGATTCATGGCATTCACGCCACGGGTGTTGGAACATTCACCGTTGTTGACGTAACTGATTCAGCGGCTACGACCAAGATCAAGTTCGTAAACACGACTGCCGCAGACGTCACCGAGATGTACATCGAAGACTTCGGCGTCCGGTTTGACGGCATCGTCAAGGTGTCGGCCCCCGCATCTACGACCAGCTTTACCGTACAGTACGGCTAATGGCTATTGAGTACCGAGGCGAAAAGTTCTCTGGGTATAACAAGCCGAAGCGTACCCCCGGTCACGCCAAAAAGTCTCATGCTGTCCTTGCCAAGGAAGGTAGCAAAGTAAAGCTAATCCGCTTCGGACAGAAAGGCGTCAGCGGTTCTCCCAAGAAATCTGGTGAGTCTGCCTCGTACCGTAAGCGACGTGAATCCTTCAAGGCGCGTCATGCCAAGAATATCAAGAAGGGCAAGATGTCCGCAGCCTACTGGGCAGATAAGGTAAAATGGTAACACCATGGATAGCATCAATCTTCCTATTGCCACCGTTGTTATTATCCTCGTCCAACTTGCCGGAGGAGTATGGTTCGGGGCCGACATTGCCGGTCGCGTGGCCGCAGTTGAAGATCGACTTGAATCCGCAGAAATCCTGCCTCCCGGATCAGCAATTAAATTATCAGAGATGTCTGACCGACTCGCTCGGATTGAAACTAAGCTGGAAATTCTGATGGAGAAAAGATAATGACTTCTCAGATTAAATTGAACGGTGGACTGTCGCCATCATCCATCACCCGTGTCGGTACGTACGAGCCGTGGGAGTTGCAGGTCGGTCGCGGCCAGATTGCCTTTCACGAGCGACTGTTTAAGTTCGGGTCTAACCCGGACGTCAATGGATCGAACGAGACTATCTGGGATGCGGGTGGACTCTACGCCTATCCGGGTTCTGCTCTTGCCATGACGGTAACCAGCGCGGCTGCTGTACCTGCTACCGACAACGGTGTTACAGTAGTAATTGAAGGTCTGGACGAGGATTACAACGAGGTCAGTCAGGAAGTGACTCTGGCCGGTTCCGGCACGGCCACGACGACACAGACGTTTCTGCGTATCTTCCGCGCCTATGTCAGCGGGTCACAGGCACCGACCGGCAACCTGAACATCACCAACGGGGCGACAACATATGCCCGAATTACTCTCGGTGAGAACCAGACGCTGATGGCAATTTGGACCGTCCCGGCAGGATACACGGCGTACATGTCGCGTGGAACCATGTCTGTCGGCACGGCCAACGGTAACCAGTTTGTTACAGGTCGTCTGACTACCCGTGAGTTCGGTGGTGTTTTCCGTACACAGGCAAAGGTAACTCTCCAGAACGGGTTTATTGATTTTCCTTTCGACATTCCGTTGGAGATTCCTGAGAAGACTGACATCGAAACACGAGCCATTTCGTCCGGTACAAATAATGTCGTTGCAGCAACCTTTACCCTGATCTACATCAAGAATGACACGCTGGTATCGTAATGGCTATACGCAGGTCAAACATTTCCAAGCAGGTAACTCGCGGTCCTGCGACAAAGTCGCCTCCCAAAAAGAAACCGGTACGTATGAAAGCTGGTGGCAAACCCAAGTCACGAGTGAATGAAGCTGGGAACTATACTAAACCCGCGATGCGTGAGCGTCTCTTCAAGAAAATCAAAGCCGGGGGTAAGGGAGGCAAACCGGGCCAGTGGTCGGCACGGAAAGCGCAGATGTTGGCGCGAGAATACAAAGCCAAGGGCGGAGGCTATCGAGACTAATGGCCCGGAAGAAACCACAGAAGTCACTGGCAAAGTGGACCAAACAGAAGTGGCGGACCAAGTCGGGCAAACCGTCAACACAGGGTTCGAAGGCAACGGGCGAACGGTATCTCCCGGAGAAGGCTATCAAAGCCCTGAGTTCCAAAGAATACGCCGCAACCTCCAGAGCCAAACGGAAAGGGACAAAGCGCGGAAAGCAGCATGTCTCACAGCCGAAAAGTGTGGCAAAGAAGGTTAGGCGGTATCGCAAGTGATCTATTACTTTATGATTATAACCATTGCTGGTGGTCTGCTCCACGAGACAAAGACTACTGGCTTTACATCTGAGGAGACCTGTTACGAGTACGCAGCAAGTGCCCTCAACACCTACACAGCATTTGGTCATCAAATTGTTGAGGCCGAATGTAGGCCAGTCGGACAGGAGACTTAATCATGGCTATGAAACCCCGGATGATGAAAAAGAAAAAGACTATGATGCGTGGCGGCGGTAAGGTAAAACCTCCTAAGAAAATGATGCGTGGAGGCAAACCCGGTGCAAAAAGTAAGACCCGTAAGTGATTACATTAACGACCTTCGTCGATGGACTACTGAAGTTCTGTCGCGACCATCTGAAGAACTTAGAGGAATGCCTCCGTGTCCGTTCGCAGCGGACGCTTGGGATGCTGGACTTGTCGCTGTCGGTATTTGCGATGGTCTGGACGATGTCACTGATGCTCTTGATTTTTATCCCGCTAGTCGTCGTGACGTATTCATCTGTGTTCTTCCTGATGTTGAAGGACTTACTTCTGAAGAACTGGCCCGTTATGTGGAAGACAAGAACAAAGGTCTGGTGGCAGAAGATATGTGGCTTATGGCGTACCACCCAGACGATGACCCATCCGAATACGGACTAGACTATTTAGACGTTGACTGGGAACCTATTGTCGAAGAAGACTACGCCATGATCTTTGTTCAGCAACTTTCGAAGTTGACTGCTGCATCCTATAATTTGGAGAAGCAGGGCTACTACGACGAGTGCCCATGGAAGACGTACCGCGATCTCGTCCATCGTCGAACTGAGAAGGCGATTCAGCATGGCAAGTTCAGGCCAGACGACATTTAATCTTGCAATAGATGACGTAATCGAACAGGCCTTCGAGCAGATCGGGGGTCAGCCGATTAGTGGTGAGGAGGCCCGGTCGGCGCGTATTGCACTGAACCTGCTGCTTACCGAGTGGCAGAACCGGGGCGTCCTGCTCTGGAAGCTGGTCGATACTCCGGTTACCGTTACCACATCCACGACATCCTACACGCTCGACTCAGACATTATTGACAGTCTCCAGACCACGATCAACGTGAACAGCAACGATCTGGAGATGAACCGGATTACCTATCAGGACTACATGAAGCTGCCTGACAAGTCACAGACCGGTCGTCCCACACAGTTCTCCTTTCTCCGTGGCAAGGACAACGTCAGCATGTACGTCTGGCCGACACCTGATCAGACCTACACGATGAACCTGTTTGCCATGACTCGTGTGCAGGACGTAACAGCCTCGGCTATTCAGACTGGCGATGTCCCGTTCCGATTCCTCCCGGCTCTGGTAGACGGTCTGGCCTACAAGATGTCGATGCGTCGTCCCGGCATAGACCCGTCGAAGATCAGCTTTCTGAAGCAGCAGTACGAAGAGACGTTTGCCTTTGCTCTTGAGGAGGATCGGCAGCGGACTTCCATGTTTATCCGACCAAGACTGGGATACCTCTGATGGCAACGGGTCGTCGATCAAATGCTATCTGTGACCGGTGCGGCTTTCGGTGCAAGTACATTGAACTTCGCAATGAGGTAGAGGTAGGCGTCTGGGTCTGTCCGGAATGTTTTGACGGCTCGTATAACAGGGTGAACCATCCGCAGAACATGACGAACGTAGACACAACAGATGATCCCAGTCTCGACCATCCACGTCCCGACACGACTGCTGACACATCTGCAACTGACGGAAGCTGGACACCAGACGATAGTTCACCCGCATATCATAATGGACAGGCAAACTAATGGCACTATCCTATTCACAATTACGGACCAACATTATTGAGTCCACCGAGAATGACGGCACGGAGTTTGCCGGTCAGATCGACCAGTTCATTGCACGGGCCGAGGCACGGCTGACCATTGACATCGACGATGCAGGTCTGACACAGCATCAGTATTCACAGCTTGTTGCATCCGATCCGTTCCTTGGACTGCCGACCGGATTTACCATCGTCGAGTCTGCCAACATAACGGCCAACGGGACACGCATTAATCTGCTGAACAGGAACGTGGACTTTATCGCAGACTACTGGCCTGTCCGTACATCCACCGGTACGCCGAAGTATTACGGACTCTGGGACGACAATACGATCATCGTGGCACCGACACCCGTCTCTGCATTTAACATTGAACTTGCTTTTGTCGCTGAACCAACGGCCATAACATCGGTCAATCCGACAAACTATTACACGGCAGAGACGCCCAACGCCCTGTTCTATGCGTGTATGGTCGAGGCAGAACTGTTCAACAAGAACTACGAAGTTGTTAAACTTTGGACCGAACTTTACACTAAGGAAATTGAATTGCTCCGCAATCGTGCCCGTCGTGCCCGTCGTGACGATCTGGAGCCGCACAACCAACAGGCCAATAACGCCAATACACTTACCGGAGGCCCATAATGGCTATTACTTCAGGAATCTGTATTTCCTTCCGCAAGGAAATTATGCTGGGTGAGCATGATCTGGACACAGATGCACTTAAACTTGCCCTCTATACTTCGGCAGCTTCGCTCTCCGACGGAACAACGGCGTACACGGTAACTAACGAAGTTGTCGGCACCAATTACTCGGCTGGTGGCGTAACGCTTACCGGAGTAGATGTAACCACGGACTCTTCGGTTGCAGTTGTCTCGATTACTGATGCTGTTGTCACTGCGGCAACGATCACCGCTCGTGGTGCCCTAATCTACAACTCGACTCAGGCAGACAAAGCTGTTGCTGTTTTTGATTTTGGGGCAGACAAATCCTCTACTGATGGTGACTTCACCATTCAGTTCCCGGCTGCTGCTGCTGCGACTGCAATCATCCGCATCAAATCTTCGTAGGCCTGACTCATGGCGCTGGTTCTTAAAGACAGGGTCAAGGAACAGACCACGACAACTGGTACAGGATCGGTCACCCTTGGCGGGGCTGTGTCCGGGTTCGAGGCTTTCTCGGCAGTTGGCGACGGCAATACCACGTACTATGCCATCGTCCACCAGACTGCTGATGAATGGGAAGTTGGTCTTGGTACGTACACCGCCGCCGGTACTTTGCTGTCCCGCGACACAATCCTTGAGTCCTCTAACTCCGACGCTGCCGTAGTCTTCTCGGCAGGAACGAAGGATGTCTTCGTTACGTACCCGTCAGACAAGGCTGTCTATGCCGATGCTGCCGGGGAGGTGTCGGTCACTCGCGCAACGTCGGCAACCTTCGCAACGTCGGCTACGTTTGCCACGTCGGCTACCAACGCAACGACTGCAATAAATGTAGACGGCGGGACTGTCTCGGCCACCGATGGCACGTTCAACACGATGACTGTAGTCACGTCTGCATCAGTTGGTGGTACATTTAATGTCGGCGGCAGTGTCGGTATTGGTACTACAGCATCTGGCGGTAATGTGATGGACATTATTGGTCCTGCCCGGTTCCGTACGTCCGGGAGCAGTAGCGGCTTACAGATCAATCAGGTGGGTTCTGATGGATATGTTATTCTCAACCAGCAGTCTAACGACGCCTTAGCTTTCGCTACTAACAATACGGAGGTCGTACGGTTTACCAGTTCCGGCAATGTCGGTATTGGCACCAGCAGCCCCTCAAGTGCAATTAATGGGTCGCTAAAAGCATTAGAAGTTAGTTCTGCTGTAGGGTCTGCCATCCGAGCAACCGACACAGCGGCCTCCACAAACATTGAAATCGCGGCTGGTGTTGGTGCCACCTACGTTTGGAACACAACGAATACTCCGATGAGGTTCGGGACAAACAACACAGAACGTATGCGCATCGACAGCAGCGGCAATGTTCTTGTTGGGACAACCACAGCCGACGCTGCCGTGACAGTATACAAAAGTGCCGACAGCCTCGACGGCGTTTCTATCCGTCAAAACTCTGCGGGATCATCTGCGGGGGCAAGATTAAAACTCGGCAACAATTCTGATGCGCGAGACGCAGAGATTGTTCTAACAGGCTCCGGCAACAGCAGCTACGCTGGTGCAAGAACGCTCAATTTTGTCAGCAATGTAGGCGGTTTTGGATTTTATCGGGGCTATACGACACCAGTGGCTACTATGGTGTTAGACAGCAGCGGCAATGTGGGCATCGGGACGAGCAGCCCCGGAACACCGCTCCATGTCGAAGGCGCAGTAGCGGGGAATAACCTTGCAGTTCGTGTGAACAACACGGACACGTCTGGATATTCAACAATTCAAATGGGCGGCACAGACGCCGGTATTTATCGAAACGGCTCTGCCCAGACAAGTTACGGCGGCGCGTCGTCGCTTAACCTGATTACAGTTGGGGCACACCCAATTGCGTTTAGCACCAGCAACACGCCTCGTGTTATTATCGACAGCAGCGGCAATGTCGGCATTGGTACAACCAGCCCTACAATAGACAGTAGTCTTGCGGGATTGTCTGTTAATGCTAGTGGTACTGTGGCTCAAGTTAATAACGTCAACGGTGCAACTCTTAAACTTACTGATCCTGCAACAGGCGGGAACAGAGGTCTTGGCATTACTCTGCAAGGTACAGAAGCCGCAATTTCAAACTGTGAAAGTGGTAGTTTGCGATTTGGTACGGGTAACACAGAACGTATGCGTCTCGACAGCGGCGGCAATGTCGCGGTGGGACGCACGTCCAGTGTTAACGGCGCTAAAGTTACTGTTGAGACTGGTGCGAGTACCCCCGCAGTTTTGGGCTACGGGGATCGAACGTGGCTTAACGCCTACGACCCAAACAGCGGAGGAACCCCTGTTGATCTACGCCTCTGGGCATATGGCAACAGCAACGCCACGAATGACGCCTACGTTGGCACATGGTCGGCACACCCGCTAAAGTTTGCAACCGGAGGCAGCATCAGGGCAACTATTGATACCAGCGGCAACGTCGGTATCAACACCACTACAACGCTTGGTGCAAAGCTGTTTGTTTCACAAGGCGCAGCAGCTAGTCCAGCAACATCTGGGAATATGACGACCGGTGCGGTTATTGGAAGCTCAACTGCTGGAGAAGCGTTAAATGTAGGCACTGATGCTGATGGCGTTTGGTATAATGCCGCTTACGCTAATAATGCCGGAGTTGCAAGGATACATCGTTGGCTTACCGGCGGTGCAGAACGTATGCGTATCGACACCAGCGGCAATGTCGGTATTGGTACTACGGCACCTGATGGCAAATTAAACGTACAAAGAACGGCTGCTTCTGCTGGATGGATTATTAATGGGCAAACGGTTGGCGTTGCTAATGACAGCGGCTTGTATATGGATGCAAGTAACAACATTGAACTAGCAGTCCGCGATGGCTCTGGAACTTTCACTGGTGCTGTTAGAAGTTCTGGCGTTACGTTTTTTAACGGCGGCAACGTCGGTATTGGTACGAGCAGTCCTGCTAAACAACTTGAAATTACCAAGTCAGCCCGTGCAACAATCACCAGCCTGACAGACGGCGCAACTATTACTCCTGATTTTGACGCAGCCCAAAACTTTGCAGTAACGCTAGGTGGCAACCGCACACTGGCAAATCCGTCTAACATTGATCCGGGTCAGACAGGTTCAATCTTTGTCGTGCAAGATGCAACAGGTGGTCGTACACTATCATTTGGTTCCTACTGGAAATTTGCCGGTGGTACTGCCCCGACACTTTCAACTGGTACTAACGCTGTAGATCGCATTGACTACATTGTAAAATCATCCACAGAAATACACGCTGTGGCATCACTCAATCTAAGTTAGGAGAAACCCATGGCAATTACATGGTCTATAGTACAGCTTGACTACGCCCTGTCTGAAGACGGACATACCGACGTGGTCAATAACTCGCACTGGCAGTGCATCGACGAAGATGCCTCTGGTAATCAGGCACGGGTCTACGGGTCCGTAGCCATCCCGACAGATGACCTGTCGAGCTTTACCCCGTACGCTGACATCACCGAGGCAGAGGCAGTCCAGTGGACGAAGGATGCTCTCGGCGCAGAAGAAGTTGCCTCTATTGAGGCGAACGTGGCCGCACAGCTACAGCTGATCGAAAACCCGACTGAGGGGAGCGGCACACCTTGGTCTAACTAATGGAGATGTAAATGGGAAAAAATGAAAAGACCCCCATTATCGTTGACGACGTTGAATACCAGTACGAAGACATGACCCCGGAACAGCAGACGATTATCAACCACATTGCTGATCTGGATCGTAAACTTTCATCGACACGATTTAATGTAGACCAGCTGGAAGTTGGCAAACAGGCTTTTGTCAACATGCTGACAGAGTCGTTGAAGACTGAGGAATAACAATGTTTGGAATGTCGTCATTTTCAGAACTGCCACTTTCGACGCAGGAAAATGACGCAGCCGTAGCCATGGTCGGTCAGTCACTCGACGCGGCCATCGGAACCTTGACGATTACCGGTGAGGGTCTGGTTACTCTCACCGGTCAATCCGTTGACATTCAGGAAGGCATTGTAACATTCGCCATCTCAGCAACTGTTTTGCTGACTGGCAAATCTTTGGACAGCGAATACGGTGATGTCACGATTACCGGCAAGGCAGTTCTGATACTGACCGGTGAATCTGCCGACATCCTTGCAGGAACACCAACAACCAAAGCAGATGCAAATGTTCCTGTTGTAGGTCAGAGTCTATCGTCTGAATACGGTGATGTCACGATTACCGGCAAGGCAGTTCTGACACTGACCGGTGAATCTGCCGACATCCTTGCAGGTACGCCGACAACCAAAGCAGATGCAAATGCTCCTGTTGTAGGTCAGAGTCTATCGTCTGAATACGGGACGGTGACGGTAACTGGTACGGCAAACATCTTTGTGACTGGAGCATCTGCTGATATAATACTTGGACAGTACCCTGTCTGGATTGTCGTCCCTGTCGGACCTGACGATGTTTGGACGACGGTATCAACAGGGGCACTAGACTCATGGAATCCGGTAACTGCCGGTTCTGGAAACACTTGGACGAACTAGATGGTATTTCAAAACGATATTCTTGCAGGTGCATCTGGTGCTGGTGTTGGTTATCAGATCAACCAGTCGATCCGGTTTAATGACAACGACTCGGCGTATCTGAGCCGTACGTCTGGTGCTACTGGAGACCGCCAGAAGTGGACTTTCAGCACATGGATAAAGCGCGGCAATCTTAGTTCAAACCAACGCCTATTTCACGACTCTGGAAATACCAATTTTATTATGTTTGGGTATTCCTCAAACAATGAGTTCCGTGTTTATTTAGGCGCTGACATTCGCACAACAGCGTTATTTCGTGACCCTTCGGCTTGGTATCATCTTGTCGTAGCAGTCGATACAACACAGGCTACTTCGTCCGACCGTGTTAAAATTTACCAGAACGGCGTTCAAATAACTTCGTTCTCTGCGGCAGGTTATCCGTCGCTTAACTACAATACTATTTTTAACAATAGTGGAACGACGTATCAAATTTCTGGGCAGTCCGTTGCCGAGTACTTTGACGGGTATATTTCAGAGTTTCATTGGATCGACGGCCAAGCACTAGCCCCCACTGACTTCGGTGAAACCAACGACGACGGTGTGTGGATTCCGAAAGCCTACGCAGGGACATACGGCACCAACGGCTTCTACATCACTGGTGCTGACAGTGCCGATCTTGGCGCGGACTATTCGGGCAATGGTAATGATTTTACCTCGTCAGGGCTGACCAGCGACGATCAGGTCACTGACACGCCGACTGAAAACTATGCGACGTGGAATGTACTCGACAAGGGGAGCGTAACTGCCGCAGATGGCAACCTGACGATGACCTCTAACGTGGGGCAGTTGGGCGGCATCAGGTCCACAATTCCCATTCCGCAGACCGGCAAATACTACTGGGAAATGACCGTTAATAGCTTGGGATACATCACCCAAATTGGGTTAGCCACAGCCTCCAAGAATATACTTCAGATAAATGACGGAGGTGCGACGGTAAGTAACCGTGGCTGGGAGTTTGGAAGTTGGTTTTCGTCATTTAACGGGGGAGTTACACAATACGCCTCTGATGGCGGTGGTGGTACAGGCACTAACTGGACGGGTGTGGGTAACCCCGCTGCAACCGATGTGTTGATGATTGCCTATGACAGCGACAACGGGTCTCTTTGGTTTGGGAAAAACGGAACGTGGTTCAACTCTAGTGGTACGGCTAACCCTGCCACCAATACTGATCCCCGGTTCAGCGGTTTAAACGATGGCAGCGAATGGTTCCCTGTTTGGTCGTCCTACAATACGTCAAGCCCAAACCACACAGCTAACTTCGGACAGTCCGGCTTCACCTACACACCGCCCACCGGCTTCTCAGCCCTGTCCACCGCGAACCTCCCCGCGCCGACAATTAAGGACGGCTCGACTAACTTTAACGTTGTTCTCTACACCGGCACAGGCAATGTAACTCGCAGCGTCACTGGTGTGGGGTTCCAGCCTGATCTGGTTTACAACAAGCAGCGAAACAACACGTCCGCAAACGTAATTGCAAACGCTGTGTCCGGCGCAAATACTTTTATGGCGACAGATCAAACAACCGCAGAAAGCAGCTTCACGAACAGCATCTACGGATACCTATCCTCGTTTGACAGCGACGGCTACACGCTTACGCCGGGTTCCACTAACAACAACTACTGGAACGAAAACGCCATAAACTTTGTCAGCTATAACTGGTTAGCGGGGAACGGCACGGCGTCGAACACTGATGGCAGCATCACGTCCACAGTCTCGGTCAATACTACGGCTGGATTTAGTGTTCTAACGTTTGCTGGTAGTGGAGGTACTGGAACGGTTGGACACGGTCTTAGCCAATCTCCAAATTTTATAATTGTTAAGTCACGAGATACCTCAAATGCTTGGTATACTGGTTCTGATTTTTATACGACTTGGGAATATTATCAGACTCTTAACTCAACTGCTGCTCAAGCGGCGGGTAGTACAGTATGGAACAGCACAGCTCCTACGTCTTCAGTGTTTAGTATTGGCGCAAGTCTTAACACTTCGGCTGAAGACTACGTGGCTTACTGTTGGCACTCTGTTGAAGGATTCAGCAAATTCGGCAGCTACACCGGCAACGGCTCGGCAGATGGCCCCTTTGTCTGGTGCGGATTCAGACCTGTATTTATCCTTGTAAAAGAATATACCAGTGCCGACGATTGGCTTGTCTATGATGCCGCGCGTGATCCTTACAATGTGGCAGGTCAAGTTTGGAGACCAGATAGCAGCGCAGCAGAATTTGACGGACGTGGCGGAAGTCGAGATGTCGATTTTCTTTCCAATGGATTTAAGTTTCGCAGCAGCAACGCAACAATGAACGGCAGCGGAGCAGGTTACATCTTCATGGCATTTGCCGAACACCCCTTTGGCGGCGATGGTGTCGCCCCCGTCCCGGCTCGATAGGAGAAGACAATGTGGACATATAACGGAAAACGTATTCGAGAGGGCCGGGCATGGACAGACGACAACGGCGTCCAGCATCCGGCCAACTGGGCTATCTGGTCTGAGGACGAGAAGGTTGCTCACGGTCTTGTCTGGGTTACCCCACAGCCAAAGCCAGATGAACGCTTCTACTGGTTCTCACAGAACGCTGACGGCACGTACACGACTACCCCGAAGGCTCTGGAAGACATCCCAACTGTTGACGAAAACAACGTGCCGGTGATCGACCCGGACACACTGGTACAGCTATCAACACCGGGGCTGAAGTCCAACTGGATTGCTCAGACCAAGCAGACGCAGGGGTCGCTTTTGTCTCAGACTGACTGGGCGTATATTCGTAAGCAGGATACTGGCATCGACGTTCCGGCTGACATTCAGCAGTACCGCAACGAGGTTCGTCTGTCGGCTGGGATTATCGAAGATCAGATCAGCCAATGTGCCAATCTCGACGCATTCAAGGCTCTGTTCGTCACCCCGACGGACGCTGATGGTAATCCGACCGGTAATGCGCCGATCTATAATTGGCCGGAGGCAATCTAATGGCATCTACGTTTACCACCCGAATCAGGCTGAATAAACAGGGAACCGGCGACAACGACTCGACGTGGGGTACAGTTCTGAACGACGAGGTCATCGACCTTACAGACTTTGCCATTGCCGGTTACACGACAATCAGTCTTGTTGGTGGTGACGTTAGCCTGACAACTAATGACGGTACGGCGGACGAGGCTCGTTCGGCCATGCTCGAACTGACCGGCACACTGACCGGAGACGCCGGGGTCTATCTTCCTTCCGGAATTACCAAGAGTTACATTGTAAAGAACAATACGTCTGGAGCATTTGCAGCGACTGTCCTGATCGACGGTGGTACCGGAACTGCTATTCCGCAGGGCGGTTCCATTATTGTCATGACAGACGGAACCACAGTTACTGATGCTGTGGACACCACTGCGTTGGGTCTTGGAACTGCGTCTACGCTGAACTTTGGAACATCCGTCAACGAACTTATTCCGGTGTCGTCTGCCGATGCTCGTTACGTTGCAGTGTCTACGGACTCCATAATTACCGGTGCCAAGACGTTTACATCAGCTACGACTTTTTCGGCAATCACGACTTTTACATCTACAGTTGTCGGCAACGGATCACAGGCATATTCAAGTCCTGTTTCTGTTGCAGTATCTACATCTTCAGTCGAATACAACCTTGCGGCAGGAAACAACTTTACTACCGTCCTTAACGCTAATGTAACCTTTGACAATCCGATCAATCCGCAGCCCGGACAGTCTGGTATTATCTACGTCAGGCAGGACGGAACTGGCAGCAGGACTGCATCATTTGCTGCCAACTGGGAATTTACAGGAGGTACTGCACCTACGTTGTCTGCTGCTGCATCCGCAGTTGATGCTCTGATCTACAATGTCCGAACATCAACGGCCATCAGTGGCTTTGTCATCACTAACATGAGTTAATCATGGCTGGTGTTCTCTCCGAACTTAACTTTGCCCGACCCGGATTTAATCGGGAGAACACCCGGTACGCCGAGAAGGGGAACTGGTACGACGGCAACCATGTCAGGTTCCGTGACGGTACGCCGCAGAACATTCGTGGATACGAGAAGCGTGGCGGTGTCTTTGACGGCACACCCCGAGACACAGTAACGTGGGTAGACTTTGATTCATCCCGGCTGATTGGCTTTGGTACTGAGAAGAAACTGTATCTGTACGAGGGCGGCGAGAACTACGACATCACCCCGATTGTATCTGTCGTCACGGCAACTAACGGTCTGAACACCACGGCAGGGTCAACCCGCATTGTCGTATCCGTGACCGGCATCGGGGTCGAGGACGGCAACTACGTCGCCTTTACATCGCAGACAACGACGGTTGGCGGTAACATCTTCCTGACGACAATCAGCGATGCGTACGAGGTGTCGGTTATTGACGCCGCATCGTTTGCCGTTGACATCTCCGTAACCGCAGCAGCAACGTCTGCCTCTGCTGGTGGTGACGTTACGATCCATCGTCTGCTTCCCGCAGGTCCGTCTGTGTCTCAGCCGGGGTACGGCTGGTCTGCAGGTACATACGGACTGTCCACCTACGGAACACCGCGAACAACATCCAACATTACCGTGGAGATTCGTCAGTGGTCAATGACCAACTGGGGTGAAGACCTTCTGGCAAACCCTCGCGGTGGTCGTATCTATCAGTGGGACGCAACAGGCGGGGCGGAAACTCGGGCCACTCTTGTAACTGCATCTCCGGTGCAGAACAACCAGATTCTGGTAACGCCTGACAGCCAGTTTGCCATTAGTCTGGGCTGTACGAACGAGGTTGGTGATTATGATCCTTTGCTGGTTCGTTGGTCCAGTCAGGAGAACTACAACGACTGGACAGCTTCTGCTACTAACACTGCCGGGTCTAATCCAATCGGAACAGGATCAAGAATTATCGGTGGAATGCACAGCCGTCAGGCCGTCATGATCTGGACTGATACTGCTACCCATACGATGCAGTATGTCGGTGGTCCTTTTGTCTTCCGCTTCAGACACATCGGTGATAATACCGGACTCATTGCCCCACACGCAGCAGCAGAGTTCAATGGTATCCCGTTCTGGATGAGCGACACAAACTTCTTCGTCTGGCAGGGTGGTGCAGTCCAGACGCTAGATTGTACTGTCCGTCGCTACATATTCGATGACCTCAACTGGAATCAGCGAGACAAAATTTTTGCCGGTATTAACTCGGAGTTTAACGAGATTACGTGGCTGTATCCGTCTGCGAACTCTCTGGAGTGCGACCGGTATGTCAGCTACAACCCGCTGGAAAACTACTGGGTCTACGGCACCGGCAAGTTCACCACATGGGCAGACACCGGTATCTTCGATAATGTTATTACGGGCGGATCGGATAGCTACCTGTACGATAACGAACCGGTTGGTGTCTACACAGCAGATGGTGACCTGTTGTCTTCCTTCATTGAGTCAGCCTCTTTTGAAATTGATTCTGGAAATCAGATGATGATGATCCGCCGACTTATTCCTGATGTATCCATTTCTGATCCGGGACAGGTAAAGTTCACCGTAAAGACAAAGCGGTATCCACAGGCCTCGGAAGAGACTGTGAAGGGTCCGTTCGTAATTCAGCCGGGTACTGAAAAGGTAGACTTCCGTGCCCGTGGTCGTCAGGCCAGTATTAAGATTGACTGCTCCACCGCTGGTGTGGCGTGGAAGTATGGGTCCATGCGTCTCCAGATACAGCCTGATGGTGGTCGCTGATGGCTGCTGTATATCCGGAACTGTTCTCCCACTTCAATCAATTTACTGAGCCGCAGATCATTGAACTGCACCGGATACTTACCGACTATGTCAGTCAGTTGTCGCTCACCCTACAGCAGCGTGACGATGAAATCGACTCGACACCGTCAGATAC